GAAACTTGCTGAAAGTACAAGAGAAAGCGTAACTCAATTGCGTAACAACTCTGTTTCAGAGTTCGATGCACTGCTCAAGCATTATTCAGAGCAAAAGGAAGAGTTTGCAAGAATGCTTCAAGAGCAAAGAGAAGAGTTTGCTGCTAGAAATGCTGAAACTACTGAGTTGATGAAAGAGATTCGTAATCTTGCCGATATAAAGGCAGTTATGGGACAGCTCGTTGAGTCAACGAAGGGTCAGACAGCAATACTTGAGAGATTGGTTAGTAGCCTTAAAAACCAGAATAATGGTGGAAGAAGAGAAGGTTTCCCCATCGAAAGTGCAGTGCAACATGTGTCCGCTCCAGTATTCCCTAAGAGCATAACTTATATGGTTGCAACTATAACTTTGCTTGCTTTTATGGCGTTTGGCTTATATGTATATAACTCTTTTATTGCAGAACCAAGGATTGAGGTTGTTGGCGTTTCTAATGAGCCTCAACAAACTATAGTTCCAACATCTACGCAGGTAGAGCCAAATATCAGTAATGACCAAACTGTTAATGTAGATTACTTAGAGTCGACTCAAAGTGCAACACAGGAGCAATAGATATGGCAAAGGAAAGCAAATCATTCTTTTGGGCTAGTTACGCAGACCTTATGACAAGTCTATTCTTTGTTATGCTAACACTATTTATAGTTGTTATCATAGCATTGAATAATGCTCGTATTGATGCGATTGAGCAGACCGCTGAGCTGCAAGCGAAAATTGACAAAGCGGATGAGATAAACAATGCAACTCGAGAACTCGATACACAGCATTCGCAATACTTCCAATACTTCCCTGAATTCAAAAAGCACAAACTTGCAGTAACTGTGAGTTTTAGAAGTGGAAGTGCAGATATGAATAGTCTTCCATCAAGTACAAAAGAAGATTTAAGAACGACAGGTAAGATCCTACAAGATTTTATTATTAAAACGACACAAAGTAACCCTCATATCCAGTATCTCCTTATTATTGAAGGACAAGCATCGAAAGATGGATATGCTTATAATTACGAGTTAAGCTATCAAAGAGCATTATCTCTTAAAAAATTTTGGGAAGATAACGGGTTGAATTTTAATGATAAAAATTGTGAAGTACTAATTTGTGGTAGTGGTGATGGACGTTTAAGTGGCACAGGACTTATGAGAGAATCAAAGGAAGTACTTAACCAGCGATTCCTTATACATATTCTTCCTAAACCCGGAAAAATTGGTGATTAATAAATGGGAAAAGATAAACGAACGCACTTTTGGGCAAGTTATGCAGATCTAATGACTAGTTTATTTTTCTTGATGGTTGTATTGTTCATCATATCAATCGTTGAGTTAAAACAAATTGATGCGACACCTCTTGAAGTGAAAGAATTAAAAGCAGAAAGAGACAGTTTATTGAACCTCAACTCTCGTATGGTACTTCGTCAAAAACAATATAGTGAAGAGTTGGATAGTATGCGATATCTTGCCAATGCAACACAAGCCCATATTGATAAGATAAATGAAATTAACGATGCTACCAAAAATCTCGACCAAAACTATTTTGTATACGACTCAATTAATAAAAAACACAAACTGAATTTTGTTGTACGTTTTAAAATTGATGATGATCAAATATATAACATTTCTAAAGTTGAGCGAGAAAAATTATTGTCTGTTGGTCAAGAGTTAGTAAGATTCATTCATAGTGCCGCTGAAAACACGCCGGAGGTTCAGTATCTTCTCGTGATTGAAGGTCAGGCATCAAAAGATGGAATAGATAAAATGGATTATAACTATGATTTAAGTTATCGCCGAGCAAGAAATCTTAAAAAGTTTTGGGATAATAACAATATCCATTTTGATAGAGATAATTGTGAAGTACTAATCAGTGGTAGTGGAGATGGAAGGCTCAGCGGCACAGGACTAATGAGAGAACTCGAAGAAAAAGCAAATCAAAGATTTTTGATTCATATTTTACCCAAACCAGGACAAATCCAATAATATATGAAACAAATACTATATATACTGCTCATACTACTGTTATCTGTAGGTTGCGCTCAAAAACCAGCAGCTCCTAAGGGTAATAATAACTATCCTGTTTCTAGTCCATCTTCTCGACCAGGTTCATTCTCTAATAATGGTCGCCCACCACTACCACATCAACAAAAAGGAACTTCTCAGACAAATAAAACTTCAGATGTCGGTAATACTACAAATGGTAGAGTTTTGTCTCCAAGTGAGATCTTTGAAAAACTATCATCTGCGGTATTTAAGATTCATACATCTACTGCGTATCAAGGGTTCCAAGGTTCTGGCTTCTTCATATCTAGTAACGGTATTGCAGTAAGTAATTACCATGTTTTTCAAGGTACCGCTGTTGGCTATGAAGACATAATACTTTCCGATGGAAGCTCATATAAGGTAACGGAAGTTTACCATAAGAGTCAGGACAACGACTTTATAATATTCAAGGTTGGAGTTAGCAGAAAAGTAAACTACATTAAGATCGCAAATAATACACCAAAAGTAGGAGAGAAAATATATACTATCGGAAGTCCAAGAGGCTTGGATAACACTTTTTCATCTGGCGAAATATCACAGATAAGGGAGAACGGAAAGATTCTACAGATTAGTGCTCCAATTGATCACGGCAGTAGTGGAGGTGTTTTGTTAAATTCAAAAGGAGAGGCAGTCGGTATAACATCTGGAGGAATAGACGATTCTGGCGCCAATCTCAACTATGCCTGGAATATACAACTTATAAAATCATACATCCCATAGACTATATTTATATGTAAAATAGAATGAATATGAAAAGGTTTCTTATTTGGATTCTTTTATAAGGTTGTCTGTTGTCAACAACAGAGTGCTTAGCTCAAAAGTTTCAATTTAAAGTAGTAGAAATTTCTGATGGTTTTGTTGGCCTAAATAGAGATAACTTGCAAATAAAATTTAGGATTTGGGGCATTGATGCTCCAGAAAAAGAAACAGGCTTTTGGGACAAAAACCAAGGATTATTTGTAAACCCTTATTTTTGGGGGAAAATATTATTGTTGATGTTCAAAAACAAGATGGTTGGGGTAGATATATCGCTTATGTTTATACTCTAGAGAATAAGGATGTCGCCCTTGAAATGTTGAATGCAGGAATGGCGTGGCACTATACAAAATATGACCAGTCCGAGAAATATCATAATGCAGAAATAAAAGCAAGGAATAATAAAGTGGGGCTTTGGGTATATCCACGACGAATTGCACCATGGGATTTTAGATAGTAATAGTATTTGGTACACTTAGAACGCTATTTCATACATTATCAAGAACATGGCTTTGCCATATGGATAAACCTGTATATTTTTGTTTGGAAGAACAATCGAATGAAAAAAACAATTGGTCATATCAACCTCTATTGATTTAGTTCGTATAGTACCAGATTAAATCGTCTACATTGCATCAGACGGAAACTATTCTACGCTTGTACAAACCGATAACGAGGTACGTATGTTATCATACCAATTGGGATAGATTGAGAAAATGATCTCACACCAACTCGGTAGTAAGGTTGGTAAATGTGTGAATGCTACTATTATTTTATTAGTGTAAAAAACAACTATACAATTTTAATAGCTAATTGACGATTTATATTCGGGTTAAATTAGTATCTTTGCAAAATAAATAAGGTGTTCTTTTCAATAATGCAAAATAAGACAGATAAGGGAACTTTTCTTGTTTCTAAGTCGTTACCTATCACAAATTAAAATTCTGTAAATCGTTTGTCTTCAGCGAGAAATAAAGTTATCTATGTCTCAAGCTATGGATACAAATGATTACTATGGTGATCCGATGTTGAAAACATTCGATGTGGCTGACTTGCCGACTAAAGACACTGTCGGAAAAGAATTGTCTTTTACTTCTAAAGTACATCCGGAAACGCAACAATTGTATCATGGCGATGCGGAATATCTTACTTGGAACGGCTCTCAGCCATCTGTGGATAAAGAGTTGGAAGAAACCAAATGCGAGCTGTTTTCCGGTACATCCACGCCGGATCTTTCCTTTGACAATTTGAAAGGTATTGGCAACCTGTCCGGTGTTGCCCGTAAATTCATGCTGATGGATGCCACTATCAAGGCGAGCGAGAACATGGAAACGTTCGGTCCGGTGGTTCAGCGTTGCGTGTCGGTCGTGTTGGCTGGGATATGCAATATTACCAACATCAAGTACCGTCCTCAATTGGTGAACAACCTGATCGATGTGGAATTTGGTTCCATTTTGCCGGAAGATTTGGCTGAAACCCTGCAAACCTTATCTATTGCCAATGGAGGCAAACCGATTAACGCTCAGCGCACGGTTACGGCTCATTCTCCGCTAACAGAAGACTTGGACGAAGAAATGAAGCTGATGAAGGAAGAGGAGGATACGGCTGCGCAACGTAATAACATGGTTGGTCTGACAATGGGATATGGAGAATGAAAGAACTATCATTTCATGAGCGACAATTCCTGCAACGTCTGTTCCGACAACAAGGCAGCATAAAGTATTCGTTTGACGAGTTTGTTCGTAGGGTAGGATCTCTTCTGGCTAAATGGTCGGATCATGGCGGCGACCGTGTATGGATAGGTAATGCTACTATTGAAAAGCAAATAGAACGTCTGTTGGATGATTTACACACGCAGCTCGTAAGCAATATATCCAATACAGTTACCGATGTATGGAATTTAGGCAATAGGAAAGCGGATGAACTGGTAACGGGCTATATTAAGGATATGGCTATCTCCACTACGCTAAGGGAAAAATTGTTTTCCCGGAATGCCGATGCACTGAATACTTTATTGAAACGTAAAGATGAATTTGGTAAAACCATATCCTCCCGTGTTTGGGATATAACGGACGGGGCTATGGATAATCTGGAATATTATCTTTCTTCGGGTTTATCTTCCGGCCGTCCAGCCGCGTTGATCAGCCAAGATATACGGCAATTGCTAAACGAACCCAACCGTCGTTTCCGCCGTGTAAGGGACGCGAATGGGAAGCTGGTTCTATCCCAGCCAATGAAAGACTATCATCCGGGGCAGGGTGTTTACCGTTCGTCTTACAAAAACGCTCTACGTTTAGCTGCAACGGAGACCAATAAGGCTTTTCGAACTGCCGATTACGAACGTTGGCAGAAAATGGACTTCGTGACTGGTTATGAGGTGGAACGTTCACCATCGAATCACGGTCCGTGTCCTGTATGTGATGCAAAGGCTGGCCAATACTCGAAGGATTTTAAGTTTACGGGCTGGCATCCGTTCTGCATCTGTATAGCTACGCCGGTCATGATGGATCATGAGGAGTTTGCGGAATGGTTGCTGGGGGATGGAAAGATTGAAAGAGATAGTATTTCAATCCAATATTCAAAAGATAGAACGAAAGAGCTGCAAAATTGGGCAAAGCAGTCTTTATTGAATGGCTCATTCTCTCATAAAGATTTTCCGGTACGAGTTAAAATGACAGGAAAGTCTATCAAAGAGTTCTTGAATCAGCCTCATAAGTTCAAGAAAGAGAAGAACGAATTGATAAAAAATATAGGAGCGATATTTGCCGGTTCGGATTACAAGGGGTATACTGAATACCATAAGGATAATCCTATGATTAAATATTCTCATGTTTTTGAAATTGAGTTGAACGGAGAGAAAAGTTGGATTATTGTTAGAGAAGATATAACCGGGAATGCCGTCCTTTATAGTATATCGGATAGTGATAAGGTCTTGACTGGCATAAAAAAGAAGTAGCCCGATAGACCATCACCGTAGAACTACAATCCACGGCTGAATCTGTCAGACTACTCTTTTGCAAAAATATAAATTATCTCCTAATTGTCTAACGATTTTGGAAATTTAATCGTCAAATCAACTATTGTCGTCAGGACAATAGTTGAACTGCGGTGCTGAACACCGTGTTTCAACTGAGGTCGTAATGACCCCAGTTGTTACGATCTGCACAATGGTTGAAATTAATCAAATTACCTCTGCCACCTCCTTTGGCTGCTCTACCACCTTAAATAGATTGGCGAGGAACTCCAATCCTTTCTGGGTGACGAGTACTTTCAAGACCATGAAACCGTCATGGTTGTTGCGGTCAATCCATTTCTCTTTTAGGACGAAATATCCACGTTTCACATATTCCTGTTTCGGTTCGTTCTTGTTCTTGAAGAACACGCCCATATCACGCAGTTTCTGGAACAGGGTGTTTCTTCCGAACGGTAGATTCAGAATTTTAGCAGACTGGCCAATGTCGATACGCTCGTCCGCGTCCATTACTTTATCCATAAATTCAGCCTTGGGGCGTAATTTGTTGTTTTCTTTTACCACGGTTTCAACTTTTCTCTCTAGTTGTTGAATTCGTTCTTCTTTGCGCTTCATGGTATCTTGGGCAACCAACAAGGCACGGGCCATAATCTCCTCCGGAGTCTCATCTGCTTTGGCGACCATGTAGCCTCCTGTTTTGCGGATGGCAGGGAGAATCTCTTCACATACCCAATCCTGGAACTTTTCTGCTTCGGGCAATTTGGAGCGCATGATTAGACGGTAGACATCGGATTCGGGAATAAACGAAATTTCCACTTTCTGTTCCGTACTTTTACCATATTGATTTGTAGTGATTGAGACCCCCTCGTGTTTTACGACCCCCTTGCAATGTCTATTGATAGCATCATATCGGTTACTATATCCTAACATAGCAGCAACATCACTTGCTACAAACATCGGTTTATTCTCTATAACCGTAACTCTGATTTCTCCGAATATCGGACTTTGGAAATATTGTATCTTCGCTTCCATAATAATTCGCGTTTAAAAGTGAAAGGGCAAAGACCGGAATTGCTTATTGTGGCTGTTTGCAATTCCAATCAATACCCTTTATTAATATCTTCCTATGGAGAACAGCCACGGACTCCGGATTAGAACGTTCTGAAATAATATATAAATCAGATTTTCTTTTTCCCGGAAATTTCTTTTCCCGCAGAGATTCTTCCTTCCTCAAAAGCTATCTCCACTGCCTCACTGGCACGAACCTTAGTGATATACCACTTGCCGGAGAGTTTTACCTTGTGGTGGTTAATGTATTTCTTGGCTTCTTTCATGGCTGTTCCTCCACACCTACGTTGATATCGTGGAAAATCGTATAACCTATCATTTCTCCAATGTCAGACATAATGGTGAACAGGTTGTCATAGATTTTTTCCAGTTTGATAGAATAAGCCTCGTTCATCGGGGCTTCGTCATTATCCAGCCAATTCCCGATACGCGACTTGACGGATTTGAGTTCACGCAGCATGGTAGTTAGTTCTTCTCGTTCCTCTTTCAAAGGCAATACTTGCTTTTTCATTTCAGACCTCCTTTCTGCTCCTGTAGTTTCTGATTGAGCTTTTGGTTCTCTGCAAAGAGCTGGTTCATGATGTGGCGTTGGTACGAAAGCATACCTTCGGTTCTACCGATAGCGCGTCCGGCATCATAAGCTGCCTGGAGTTCTAAAGTTGAATACGGTGAACCGGAAGCCAAGATAGCTTGCAATTCAGGATTGGAGTACTTACCCGTTTCGTGGGTGGACGTACTTGTGGCACTACTATTATTCATGCCACTTGTAATTTCATGTTCCTTGGTCATTTTTACTAATGAAATTATAAGATACAAAAAAGGCTGTCAGCCTCCCATTCCGACCAAGGAACACGTTTTATACGAATTATACGTATAGGTAACGTAGTAGGGATTTTGACAGCCTAATATCTTTGTGTTTGGGATATGGGCATAAAAAATCCTATACAGTATATTCATATAATAAAACTTTGTTCCTTGGTCGTTGAACGTTGCAAATATGGGTACTTATTTTTGATTATGCAAATATTTATTCATTATTTTGCAAATGCAACCGTTGATGGATTCGACTTTCTTGCCGGAGGTTGCTATCATCAAGATAAAAAGAAAGAGAGGTTAGAATGCGCAGTGAGTGCGTGTTACTCTCCGTCATCAAGATAGGATAGTTAAGAATAAAAAACTATTCAATTATGGAAACATTGTTTTCATTTATTTGGGAAATCTCGAAAGAGATTATAATCCATTATATCATAAAGATGATAGATAAGTACCTTGGAGATAAATAAAAACTGAAAAGTTTTAGCCTGTGGACGTGTCCATGGGCTTTTTTTATGTCAGTAAAATCCTAATCGTCTTTATATTTTAAACAGAAAACTCTTATGACAATTTTAGATTTAATCAAGGCGGCATGTAAGACGAAAGGCGTGCCAGAGAAGTATGCGGAACGTATTCAGAAGACGTTCAAAATCGAAAAAGCTGAAGGAATGGAGGCTTTTGTGGACCTGTTCAAAGAAAATATCCTTCCGGCTATCCAGGAGGCAGAGAATGAAGCTAAGACTACGGCTGAAACGGCTGCGGTCGCTGCATACGAAGCAAAACATGGATTAAAAGACGGTAAACCGGTGGAAGATCCGGATAAGAATAAGAAAACGGAAGAAGAGCTGTTGAAGGATCTTAGCCCGGAAGTAAAAGCTTATCTGGAAAGTATGAAGAAGAGTGTCGATGATATGGCTAAAAAGGTGGGTGATTCCATTACTAACTCGGCAAACGAAGCCAAAAAAGAAACAGTTCGGAAGCAGTTGAAAGATGCCGGTCTTCCGGACAGCTGGCTGGGACGTGTGGATTTGGCTTCTGAAACGTCTATCGAGGATCAGATCAAGACACTATCCGAAGAATATACCGGAATCCAGCAAAAGGCGATCGATGATGCTGTGGCTCGTGGCGATTACGCTCCCGGTTCCGTAAATCTTCAGGACCGTTCCGAAGCGGATTGGGCGAAGCTGATGGATCAGGACGTCGATAATAGTGCAAATAATCCCGGTGTGGTAAACCTGGGTATTGAATAATCCAAGTAAAGTGTAACGTTATGTACAGAAAAAGAGAAAGAGAATTCCAGTATCCTCCCGGAATTGAAAAGATTATTGAGGATGTGATCGGTGGTGGGACGATTGATCGCAGAGACTTGCAGAACGCTTTGTTCAATGGCAAGGCGTTGGACGAACTGCCTCCGATTGTAATAGTAGTAAAAGATCCGGAAACAGGGCTGTATCATGTATTGAAGACGGCAATGGCTTCCGATGCAGGTAGTGAAACAACTTATAAGGTGGCCAAGAATCATCTGTTCGGTGTGGGTGACTTCGTGACGATTGGTGGCGCTTTGACTGGCGCTTCCGATAAGATCACAGCTATTGATAAGAGTAATGCGGATTTCGATACGATTACGCTGGCAGCAACGATTGGGGCTGCAACAAAAGGTCAAGTATTGGTTCAGGCTAAAGACAAGCAGGCTGCGAAAGCCGCCAAGTTACCTTATGATGGCGAATTGGTCGTCACGATGAATAAAGTCGACTTGACTGTAGCTAACCAGCAGTCCGGGTTATTGGTAAGAGGTACGGTAAACGAATCCTGTATGCCGTTCCCGGTAGATAAGGACTTAAAGGCATTAATGTCGTTTATCCGTTTTGTGTAATCCATTAAAATCTGATATATGGAAAGAAGTTTAATTAAACAGGTGAATAAAAAGAACATGGCGGCTCGTTTGAATACCCGGCATGTGAAACCAGTCGTTTTCCCGAACTTCTTCGGGGTGAAAAGAAAGACTTCGTTGAAGTGGGAGACACTGACCGGCGAGAAGGGTGCTCCGGTAATGGCAGATGTGATCTCTTTTGACGCTTCCGCTCCGCAGAAGACGCGCGAGGTAATCAGCAAGTTGTCCGGTGATATTCCAAAGATAGCCGTTAAGCGTGGTATGAACGAAAGTGATTACAACGAGTACAAACAGTTGGAACGTGACGCACAGGGTGACGCAGATCAATTGGCATTGCTGAACCTGGCTTTCAAGGATCAGGATTTCGTGTATAACTCTGTCCGTGCCCGTTTCGAATGGTGGTGTATGCAGCTCATGAGCCGTGCGGGTTTCCATTTGTCGGCAAAGAATAATAGCGGTGTCGTTACGGCTGAGTTTGTTGGTTGTGGTATGCCGAAGAAGAACCAGCGTAAATCTTCTGTAGATTGGAGCAACGCTTCAACGGCCAACGGCTTGCAGGATATCGAAGATACGGTTGTTGCTGCTTCTGCCGAGGGAGTAACGATTCGCTATGTAGTGATGCACGTGGCTGACTTCTCTTTGTTGAAGAAGCAGAAATCAACATTCGACACATTGAAGGCATGGGTTAATTCGTCTTCAAAAATATTGGTGACGAAAAATCTTATCAACGAGTATCTGGCCGAACAGGAAATCCCGGTGAAGATCATTACTGTGAATCCGTCTGTCCGTATCGAGGACAAGGCTCATCGTCGTAAGACGATCAATCCGTGGGAGCGTAAACGTGTATGTTTCTTGGAGGATTTGAAGGTTGGTGATATCCAACACGGACCGATTGCAGCCGAATCTTCCGCTACCTTGCAGAAGATTGCCCTCATGGTAAAACAGGATTGGGTATTGGTTACCAAATGGTCTGAACTGGAACCGTTCAAGGAATGGACGAAAGCAGAAGCAAATGCTATCCCTGTCGTAAACGATCCGGATGCCATGTTCATCATGAAGGTGGATGGCAAGGATTGGAGCGCATCTGAAGATACTGAAGGTACGGATGATATCCCGGCAACATTCTTAGGTGAAACTGTTGAACCGGAAGATCAAACGATTCAGGATACCGAAAACGGAGAATAACGGCCATGGATAAGACGATCCGAGATACAATACTTGCTTATCCCGGTCTTGCCGACTGTGAAGATTTTTTGGACAACGTCGTTTTGCCGGGACGCGGCCTTGAAGGTACAGAGGATAGTAAGACGATCGATATTCAAAAACAAAAGCTGGTGGCTGCCGACCTGTATTCAATGGTCGGTGGTCTACCGGACTTCACAGAAAACAAACTCTCTATCACTTATCCTCGTTCCTGGTATGACGCTACGGCAAAACGGCTGTATAGGGAAGGTGGAGAACCGGAGAAAGCAGAACTGATCGGGAATAAGATTGAAGTTCCAAAAGGAAGGGCACGAAACAGATGGTAAGACGGTATTCACATAAAGCGATAGTAACAATCCAATCCGGACAATTGGTAAAAGGGGAATGGGTTGCCGGAGAACCGACGGAAATAGAGGTTACAGGGCAATACTTTCCATCCAATAGCGGACAGCAATTGAAGCGGAATGTCGATGGGAAGGAATTTATCGTACACGGTGAGTTCTCGACAAAGGCCCGTCCTGTGGAAAATGCGAAGCATATCCGGATTGACAGTATCGCTCTCGATGTGGATATCATTAGCTGGGAACCGTTTCAGACTCACTCTGTAATCTATGTGTAGCTTATGGCAAGGAAAGGTGGTTTGACTCCGATGTGGAGCGATAGAGAAGTAGAACGTTGGTTCGATTATTATGTGGACCGGGCGGAAGAGCGGATATACAAATTATTGCAACGTGCCGGGGAAGAGTTCGTGAAGATTGCCCGAAAGAAAGGAAACTATCAGGATCATACTGGTAACCTCCGTAGCTCTATCGGTTATGTGATCGTCAAGGATGGCGATATATTGACCGAGAACTACGAGTTGTCAGATAAGAAAGGTACCGATAAATATACGGGATTGAGAGAGGCTAAAAGGCTCGTATCAGAATTACTACCCCTTTATAAGAATGGCTGGGTATTGATTGGTGTAGCCGCTATGCCTTATGCCAAGTATGTGGAAGCAATCGAAAATCTGGATGTTATCTCCGTTGCCACGGAACATGCCGAGGATTGGATCAAGAAACAGAGTCGAATGTTATTTGATAAACTCGCTGAGAAAGGATATTGAACATGGCTGATCAGTTTGATATAGTAGATATCGTGTATGATGCGGTTGAACCGGTCAGTACGAGCTTTATTCTGTACAAAGATCGCTCTGGTGATGGTGAGACAAAGAATCATATCACAATCCGGATGCTCACGTTAAATGAAACAGAGGTTGTGAATAAAGGTTCGGTTAATATCAACGTATTTGTGAAGAATCAAGCGAAAGGCAGGCCTGATCGACAGCTAATGAAAGGAGTGACACGAAAAGTTAAGTCTGCACTACGAAATATCACACCTCCTTTCGGCATGTATTGGAAATCTCGGATCGTATGGTCCGAACCTCTTGGCGAAGCAAAAGAAGGCTTCGATTGTACGAATATAAGATTTGAAGTAATAACAGAAATAGATTAAGAATATGGCTAATGAAAGAAGTTTGGCGGTAGGCGTATCCTTCTTAGGATATGGTGACCCCGGTGATGGTGTTCCGGCCTCTATTTATACACAGTGTCCGATCGTTCATGAAGGCTCAGTTGCTTTCAATTTCAATGAAGCGACCTCTGTCGATTTCCGTGCGGAAGGGATGAAAGATCCCTGGGAGTCATTCGATAAGGCTGGCGACCCGGATAGTTTTGAATTTGCTATCCCGTCGCCGACAGCTCAGGAGATGCTCGCGTTTTGTGGTGGTTCTGTAAGTGGTGGTAAGTGGAATGCTCCGATTGATATTCCAAATATCCGCAAATCGTTCAAGATACAGACAACACCGTACAAAGGTAAGTATACGGAATATACATTTGCCATTTGTAAAGTCAGTGCCCGCTTGAGTCAGGCTCCGTCTTCAGAACAAACAGACCTTTTGCTAGTTAAATGTACCCGTTTGGCAGCAATTACCTCTGCTGGGCAGCAACGATCTTCGTTCGGTCGGGCGGTGATGAATGTAACCCTTACTCCGGTAACGGCAGTTGCAATCACCGGTACACCCAGAGTTGGTGAAACGCTTATGGCCACCTTGACACCTGCGGAAGCGACTGGTGATTTCCAATGGCAACGTAAAGTGGATGGCCAGGGAGAAGCCCAAGATATTGAGGGGGCTATTGGTGACAGTTATATGATCCAGCCGGAAAATGAAGGCGATAAAATCCTTGTCAAGTTTATGGCAAACGGTTTGTATTCCGGAGAGAAGACAAGCGCAGAAACAGAAGCCGTACAAGCAGCAGAATAATTAAGGACTGTTGTTTAGGTTATCGAAAGCCTCGGAACTATCCGGGGCTTTTATATTTTAATCGAAAATATGAGTGTAAAACAAGTACTCCAGTTAGAAAGTGAATCCGTTTCTTGTCAGCCGGTAACCATTCCGTTTGAATTTACCCGGCTTGAATCATTACCGGAAGGAAAGACGGTAGGGGATAGTATCGCCATAACCCCGATCACTGTCCGCACCTGGTTTCGAATAAAGCCTCTTTTGCTTTATATCGATAAAGAGGATAGAGAAGTTTTGATTGCTGATAAGAATAAAGGATTTTCCAATCAGGTCGCCGAACTGATAGCCAAATATGACGAACTTATCTTTGAAATCGTATGTCTTGGCATTC